CACAATGTAGTTGGCAGTAGCCGATTCCATCTTGACGAAGCCCTTCAGATAAGGAGAATCCTTACGCCCTTCGAGATAGCCCACGACGACCATATCCCCGTTTTCGGGCTTGCGGTCAACGTTTCCTACAGCCCACACAGGGAAGGACTTGCCGTGGTCAAGAAACATGACTTCGACCGTCCTCTGTGCATCATAATTGGCGTTACTTACAACCCTCGCCAGCTTGTCCATAAGATACTCAGGGCTCTTATGAACGCGCTTCTTCGGTAAACTGTTCATTTTTTCCCCTCCTATGCTGGAATAGTAAGCTTCTGACCCGGGTATATCCAGTGCCCGTTGTCGGTTGCATTTCTTCGGTCTCTGGCAATCAGCATGCCGCTGTTGGCGTTCCATATCTTCCTCCACTGCAATGGATTTCCATAGGTTCGCTTTGCAATTGACCACAGCGTATCACCTTTCACGACGGTATAGAATGTATCCGCTGGAGGTGCTGGAGCTGGTGGCGCTGGTGGCGACCATGCGTATTGACCTGAGTCTACAAGGCTCGGAATGTCCATCCCTCTTGTCAGTGTGAGCGACGTCGTCCAGCCTTCGTACACGGTGAAGTTCTGTGTCACGCTTTCCACGTAGAACTCTTTGATAAAGTACTGGTTCCCGTAGTTCACCATCTGACCGATTTTGACTTCAGCACGCCCTCTAATATCAAGCTGACCTTGATAGAATGTGTGGTTATTCTCGAACCACGCCTTCAGCTTTCCTGTGTAGTTGCGGCTCATGCCTTCGAGCGTGAGCTGGTCGGTTACTTCCATCCCGTCAACAGTGACTTCAAGCGGTGATAGCCCATATACTTTGGCATTGTAAACATTAAGCATAGGCGGGGCTACCCTTTTTAAGTCAATGCCCAGCGGATTAATGGATGTTCCCGCCCAGAACAGGTTATAGTGCTGTTCGTCGGTACAATACATGTCTTCGCTGATAACGTCCTCTTGCTGGATGATGTGCCGTACGAGCTTGTTCTTCACGGCTGAATCATACGGCGTCTGTCTCAGACACAGGGTTATCTTCGCATTGTCATCCCCGAAGCGGAACGGGACTTCTCCTATCGTGTTCTGCTCGATATCCCCATTTACCAGCATGTTCTTCAAGTCTGGATTCCAGAACTCTGCAAGGCTTCGTGTATCAATAAACAGTTCCGTAAAGGTCTGCGGCGCCGCTCTTTGCATAAGATTCCATAAAGCGCCTTCGTACTGGTCAGCCGTTACCATGAGCGGCATGAAGAAGTTGATGCGCTCCAGTGTGCAGTGAATCATGTCTTTGACATTGACAACCCTTTTCGTAGCTGGTTTTGAGCGCTCATCCCATAGTGTCCAGCTAATATCATGAATCTTCGGAAAGATGTACTGCATCATGTTCCAGATGAGCTGGGCTGGTGAGCCCTTCATGACGCTGTCATTGGTGAATATCTTCAGAAGGTTAATCCATCCCGTGTCGGTCAGGAAGAAGTCTGCCGCGTTCTGTCCCGATATTTCGGGGTAGAACTTCAGTAAATCCTTCACAAACAGCTTTCCGAAGTCCCTTCCTGTGATAACGGTCATCGTCTGCGGCTTCCCGTCTCCGCCCATGGACTTCTTACGTTCCACTTTGTCTACGAGTCCGACCATAACCGTCGTTTTGATGCTGTCACCTACATAGCCCATGGAAATGACACATACATCCTGTGGATGAAGACGCGTATCCCATTGAAGACCCGCCAAAGTAACGGTAAAGGCACCCGCTGGAGAATCAAGCGACTTCTGTGTGGTTACACTTAGTACCTGATTCTGCGGGTTCAGCTCTTCTCCGAAGATGTTGTACCCGACGGACTTCGCACTGTATAAATTTTCATCGATGGTATGAAAGCTTACTTCGACGACGGGGGCGTATACACGCCCGTTCATCGTCGCTTGCTGTATATATTGTTTTTCCGTGCTGTTCGTCAATCATCTCACCCCTTAACCGTACGAAGGGTTCAGAAGTAGTTTCTGAGCTTCGTATGTTTTGATGGCATCCTGTATCATCTTCCGAAGTGCGCTTTGTGTCATGCCATTCAGCTCCGAAGCGCCGCTTCCTTCGAGCTTCACCGTGACTTCAACTTGTTTAACGCTCGTTCCTGATACCGTGCCCGCATCTCCCGTAAATGGATTGATACCGACATCCCCGTCACCGAAGCCGCCGCCGAATCCACTGGCTACGCCAAGGCTTCGAAGAAGTGTAGCGGGGTCTTTGAGGACGCCGTTTGCTCCCATATAGCCAATATGAAGATGGGCGCCTGTTGTATCGTTTCCGCTTCCCGCCACACCCGGCGTTCCGCCTGAATTACCAAGCCATTGCCCAGCCGATACCGTGGAACCCACTGTAAGACCCGCGTTGACGGCTGACATATGTGCAAAATAATAGGTCTCCCCGTTTGGCATCTTGATACCGACTTCGCTTCCGCCCGCATTGGTATTGGCTTTATGGTCGGGGTCAAGTGCTCCGCCGTCATCCATCTTGACGAAGGACACAGTTCCTCCCGCCATTGCCTGAATAGCTGTTCCTTGCTTCGTCTGAAGGTCGAGACCTCCGTGCGGCTTCGAACGACCAGACCTGTCACCGAATCCAGATGTGATGCGGTTTTGCCAGTCGGCGAAGACGTTTCCGCCGCCGTTGTTTCCCTGAGCCGCCATGGTCGGGTAGTATCTGAGTACGTGCTGTACATACCAAGGGTCTCCATACCCGTGCCAGTTGCCTTCGCCTGTGCCATTACCTCCATGAAGTCGTGAGAAAGCCATCATGTTATCTACGGAATAGCCACCGTGCTGGTCGAAGTACTTTTTAATACCGGGTCCCATGTTGTACATGGCAAGGGATTCCTGTACATTTCCATTGGTCTGCTTCAGGTAGCTTGCCAGCATCGAAGTCCCTTTGTCTATCGAAGTGGCTGGGTCGGATACACCGTTTACTTGCAATGGGTTGTTTCCGCGTCCACCAGACTCTTGACTCATGAGCGCCATGAGAAGGTTCGTGTCCCCTAGCCCATATTTGGCTCCAGCCGCGGCTAATGCTCCCTTGTATCCCATAACACTAGCTGGTATGGCTTTACCTCCACCCGCTATACCAAACGGGCTTGTTCCGACGTCACCGTCTCCGCTTCCGCCGCCCATCCAGCTTGGAAGGAACTTCTTCCATGTATCCCAGCTAAAGAAGTCTTTTACCTTGTCTATGAACTGCTGGAAGAACCCTTTTGAGCCGACGGTCTTGTCTTGGAAGTCTTCGTGGATGCCTTTTAAGTCATCCATGGTGTCCCCACTGGTTTTCTTAACGGCATCCAGCTTATCGGTCGTGGTCTTGTCCATGCTGGATAGAGACCCGTTACCGCCGCTTTCCAAGCTGATAAGCTGTTTCAGACCTTCGGTGCTTAAGCCTGTAATCTGCTTCGAAGACTCCGTATGGAAGTTGCTAATGTCGACAGAGCCGTTTTTCTTCAGCTCTTCGAGTCTCTTTTGCCCTTCGGCAGACAATGCGGTCACTTGAGCCTGTCCATTAGCTGAGAACCCTCCGATGGTGATAAGACCCTGTTGCTGTAAGTCCATCAAGGATTTCTTACCCGCATCGGTAAAGCCTGACAGGGTTGTGACGGATACGTTCTGCCCGTTTTGAAGTGTGATAAGACCTTTATCAGCAAGTTCTTGAAGCTTCTTCTGCCCGTAGCTGGTCAGGTTCGTAAGGTTCATGGTTCCCTGTGAAGCCATGGACTTCAAGCTGTCAAAGGCTTCTTTTGACTTTTCCTTATCGATATCCGTTTGGCTCTTCGGAAGCTTGCCGTTATCGAATAGTCCAGAGCGCTCCATGGCTCCATCGAATAGCCCTTTGTTTGGGTCAGTGAATGACGGGAACAGCCACTTCAGGGCATCTGAAGCATTCTTTCCGAAGTCTTTTCCCAGCTTGCTCCAGTCCGTCTTATCCGTCGCATACGTTTTTCCCCAGTTGCTTGGATTGATGTAGTCCACCCATGACAGTTTTCGCTTCGACCCATCTGGGTTATGACCCGTTGCCATATTGTGCGTGGCTTGTTTGTCTTCCTTCGACTGCGGCACTTTGCTTTCTGGTAAGAGCGTGTGCATAAGGCTTTCGAATGGTTTCACGATGCCGTTTTCTGGGTTCAGGAAGTTGTAAATGCTCTGTTTCTTAAGCGTTCCTCCTGTGACATTGCTAAGGCTGTCCACAATGAAACGGTCGAACCAGTTGGTTCCGCCTTTTATTCCCGCTTTCTTCGCCATTTCATCGGATTCTTTTTGGTCTCCGAAGGCGCCTAAAGCACCAAAACCTAAAGAACCCCATCCCCATACCTTTGCCGCCGTTCCCAGTTTACCTACGATAGGTAAAACTCCACCACCGCCTTTTCCTTCGCCTGAGCCACCTGAACCTCCGCCGCCTTTGCCACCTTTGCCGCCACCTCCGCCGCCCCCGCCAAGGAGCTTGCTGGCAATCAGCGCCGCGGCTACGGCTCCGCCGATGTCGGCAAGATGGTCTTGCATGAATTTCAGGATATCGCTTACGGTCTTGCTAATCGTATCCGTAATCCCGTTTCCGCTGGTCAATTGCTCCAGAAGGTTCGTAATGAGCCCTTTGGCTTCTGTTGCAATGGCAAGAAGCGGCTGACCTAAGTTCTCAAGCTGTTTCTCGAAGCGTGAATTGATGTCAAGGATGCTCTGCCCGAGCTGTCCCATACGCTCCTGATACTTCGCTGTTCCATCTCCATTGCTCATCTGACCAATGATGCCGTTTATTTTATCGCTGTCGAAGGCTGTGAATCCGTTGGTGGCTCCATACAGGTCATTGACCTGTGTCTTCGTAGCGTTGTATCCGCCATCCTGTAGCCACTTCTGAATCATCCGCTTCATGGTATTGTCGTTCCCACCAGAAGCCTTTCGAAGGTACTGCGTCATGGCTGGAAGGTTGTCAGTGTTCACCAGACCGTCTTCGAAGCTTGATTGTAGGTCGTAAAGACCCATCTTCCCGTACTTCTTCGGATTGTACTGCTGAAGCGCCTGAATCCCCATCCATTGCCACTGGTTGTTTTGCGAAGGATTGAAGATGCCGCCCAGACCTTGAATGATATTGGCACCCTTTTCGCCTGTTAGGCTCATCATGCCTTTTTCATTACCTATCGTATCAAGTGTGGTCTGGTACGCGAGTATTTGCTTCGCCCCTGTATCCTTTAGCGTTGTATTCATACTGGCAAGGAGTCCCGCCGAAGTCTGCATGACTTCGAGAATCCTTGGTGTCATGCCTGAGCGTGCTACCGAAGCCGCCACCATATCGGCTACCTGAGCAATGTTACCCGCACCGCCCTGTTTGACAACACTTCCAAGCCCTTGGGCTGTTTCCCCTGTGTCAAGACCGTATGCTCTTCCGAACTGTAAGCCGTAGCCCGTCATAAACGGGTTCTGGGCTCCTATCATTCGGCTCATCATGTCCTGATAGTTCCATGATTCTTCGGAAGTGTAACCCATTCCGTTGGCTCTTCCAATGGAACCCATCTGATTCCACATGTTGTATGCGGAACCTGAGTATCCATTGCCACGAAGGCGCTGGGAAAGGTTCATCGGCGTTACCTGTGAATTATAGGCTAATTGGTAAGCTTGCATGGCTGTCGAAGCGATTCCGCCTATTCCAGCCAGACCCGCAACGAATCCAGCCCCGCCTAAGAGCTTCCCTAAAATCCCGCTTCCAAGTAAAGAACCCCCGCCGCCACCTCCGCCGCCTAATCCCCATCGGTTCGGTCTTCGAATGCCTTCTTCGGCTTCATCGTCGATTTCGGAACCCGCTGTATTGGCTTCAGGTCTTCGATAGGTATTGGCTTCCCGGTCACGTCTGTTATAGAGGTCTTCGGAAGCTGTTAATTGCCTTCTAAGCTTATCCAGAAGCTTCTCACGCTTGTCGATTTCATTCTGGATTTGCTTCTGCATATCCTTCGAAGCGTTCTGTTGGCGCTTGTAGAGCTGGTCAATCGTGTCATTCTGCTTTTGAAATTCTCGGTTCAGCGCGTCCATGGTGCCCTTAAAACGTGTCCTATATACGTCAAGAGCACGAAGCTGGGTATCATCAAAGAATCCCCCTCTTCGTGCTCCTTTGTCTATCTCGCCAAGGACACTTTTAAGGTCTTTTTGAAGGTTCTTCAAACCATTTTCGAGCTGTGAGAACTCTCCACGCGCCGTTATGCGAATGGACTGCTCATTACTAGCCATGGCTATCCCTCCTTATATAAAACCTTAGCGAAGTGGTTTCAGACGGCTTACCAGTCGTCCTCATCGTCGTCTATCTCAACGTCGACCCATTCACCCTCATTTGATTTTTCAGACTTCGGAAGCGCGACAGTAACTTTATGCTCTGTCTTCGGAAGTGCTCCCGTGTCGGGCTCTTCTTCCCAGAAAAGCCGTTCGTCCCGTTCATCGGTTTCCTTATCATAGTTTTCAAATTCTTCATCTTCGAACTGCTCTTCGCTCTTCGAAGCCTTATCTCTAAGCTCCGCATCAATGGAGAAGTGCTCGAATTCGATTTCCATTTGTGCATCGGTCATGGCTAAAATACGCGGGTCGGTTGGCGGAAGTACCGCTCCGTTACCAGCATAGAGCTTCCGAAGAAGCCACATTTTACGCTCACTCGGCAGGCTTGCTATTTGGCGTTTGTGCTTTAATATTAGAGCTTCGAAAGGAGTTTTCCCATACCTCGTACAGTCCGTACACGTGGAAGATAATATCTAAGTCCTGTATTTCATGAATGTTCAGGAACCATTCAGGGCATTTCACGACGACTGTCTCAAGCGTTGCAATCGCCTGAGCCATCATACGTACGGAAGGGTCAACTAGTGTAAGCTCAGTGACACCCGCTTGTCGAAGGATTTCAGACTTGCGTCCGCCCATTTTCATGATTTCCATGACGCTTGGGCGCTTGAACAGGATTTTTCCTTTATACTGATTGCCTTCGGTTGAAGTAAAGTCGACGTTCATCACATTCTCAGCGTCCGCGCCTTCATTAACTTCCTTCGCAAGGTTTTCCATCTTTTGTTCTTCCATGAGCTTTCTTATCTGCTCCATGTTGCTCTCATTACCCATTGGCTGTTGTGCCATTCTCAACCAGCTCCATTCTTGTATTTGTCTATTTCATTATAAAACAACCCCTACACGATTGGGTAGGGGTTGTTTGAACTTCCGAAGATTATAACTTCTCTGGAGTTCCTTGGTCAGCGCTTAAGTACTGCCAAGATGCGTTCTCACCAGCGATAGCATTCGCACGGAACGATTCGCTGTAGTCCTGTAAGGAGCAACCGCGGTATACGACGATGATATCGCCTGTGAAGCGGTCTGTGATTTCGATATCGATAACATTCATGTTAAGGATACCTACACCAAGCTTCGCAAGACCAAGTTCAGCAAGAGACTTCTTACGAATCTTGAACTTGTCAAGCGTTACAGAGCCTTCGTAACGAAGAGCTACATGCTCCACTGGCATGATAGAACCGATTTCATATTGACCTTCTTGACCGAAGGAGCGACGACCGTCAACGGATTGTGCCCGACCGACTTCTTTACCGTCGATTTTAAGGCGTATCGTATGACCAGCATGTGATTGTTGTTGTGCTACGCTTGCCATTATCTATTCCCCCTTTATTTAGAACAGGAAGGGCTCTGGAGCCCTATCCTATTAGAGTACGAAGTGCGAAGTGATGAAGAAGTCATTCATCGGCAATGTTGGGCTACCTTGCCAGTCGACATTGAAGGCTGTACCGTTCTGAACAACCTTAACGGATTTAGGGTCGTAGTCACTAATCCAGTTGTTCTTTTTGTACTCTTCGATGCGGCTGATAGCATCATTGTAGATAGTGATTTCGATGCCAGCGACTCCAGCATGTCCCACGTACTTGTCTTCCATGTACGTTCTCATGTCACCGCTCATAACGTCTTTCAGTGTGGATACGGAAAGCTCAGCCTGAGTAAGGTCGCTTGAACCAGCGGCGGCAGTTACGCCTTGCACAATTCGGAAGCCTTTACGAGTGACTTCGGTAACAGCAACCCCAGCGTTTAGAAGCGTAGCAATGTCAGTAGACAAATACTGCTTCTGAAGACCAGCGAACTTCACATACTTGTATGTGATAGGCTCTTGTGGGTCTTGTCCAGCCCAGATACCAGCGTATGCAGAAGCAAGTGGAATGGAATCAGCGTAAGCAAGCTTCGAACCATCCACGTTGTAATCAAACGGAGCTGGAGAAGCGAATACGGCACGCTCATCATTTGCACTGTTCACCAATGTTGTGATATCGGTGATAGTAGCCGTTGCAAGGTGTCCGTAGAATCCGCGGCGCTCTTTACGAGCTGTTACACCTGACATGGCTGTGACGTGAGCGTCGACCTTTGAAATGATGGCACCTGTTGATGTGATAGGCACGATTCCATCGATGTACTCGTACTGGAGTTTATCGATGGCTGTTTGCCAGTCTGCATCAGTAGGCGGTTGCCCTTGTGTAGCTGGAACAGCTACAGACACGTAAATAAGGTCTGCACCGTGTTTCCATGCAATTTGCATGTTTGTAAGTAAGTCGCCTTCGCCCAAAGTAGCCACGGCATCCGCTGTTGTTTGAGAATTGAAGACTAATAGACCCGATACGTCGGTACCAGCTTTTAATGCTGGAGCTACGCCTACGAAGCCAAGAGCTCGGAATGAACCCACAGAAGATACGACCATTTGTGATGTATCGACTACGGAATAAGCACCCGGTCTCGTAATCTGTTGACCTCCAAAAGATATTGTACCCATTCGTTATACCCCCTTAATATGTGCGTTTTGATTGCTCTTCGAGAGCCTGAATCCACTCTGCCACGGTTCGCTGTCTGAACCCGTTTTCGATAAGACGTGCTTCATACTTAAAACTGGCGGCTAAGCCGGGATTCACTGGATTTGACTGCAAAAAGTCTTCGAAGCTTATAATCGGCGCTTCAGGTGCTTTCACTTCAGGCGTTTCCGCCACCTGTTCTTTGACTTCTTTCTTAGCCATTATTGACTACCCCCTTGCAGTACGCCATTTACAGGAACGGCGCTGATAGGTTGTGCAACCTTCGTAAAGTAGACATCGAGCGGATTCAGAAAGCTCATGGTAATCGTGCTCCAATAGATGGCTATTGGTGCCTGTTCCCCAGATACTTCCTGTTCGTCTTTGCCGCCCCGAAGGGTTATATTTAAAAGCCCTTGTTGCACCAAGCTTTGGCGCTGGGCTAGTAGAATAGCTTTCATCGCTTTATAGAGCTTGTCACGCTCATCGGCGTTGGTGTGCCAGATTCGAAGTTCCATAGATTCTGAGAAATACGTCCCGTATACCTCATAATAGGTCTGCGTATCCGCATCATAATAATTGCCTTCGCCATTGGCTATCGAAGTCTCTGATTCGCTGTCATCGACACGATTGATTCCGATACAGGGTATTTCCGAAGCCGTCGTCGGGTCAGCTTTGATGACCTTTACGGTTGGGTATCCTATCTTCGGAAGCTGGTCTTTGAGTGCGGAAGTGAGTGCTTCTTTTACGTCCACATGGTCGAATGTAAAGTCTGCCATGGTCAGTTACCCCCGTTTCCCATAAAATATAAGTCCATTTCGAATCCCCTTCGGATGAGCTCTATGGCTTCGTCTCGGGTGTTTTCGATAACGGCTTCCCGGATAGGTCTCGGTTTTACGGCTGGGAATTGCCAGCTTCGTGGGTCGCTGTTTTCAGATATTCTTCGGAAGGTCAAATATTGGGTATGTCTGTTCTTTCCCATTCGAACCATTCCGCTGTACATCCCCGATTTCCATGTATATCGGGCTCCCGGATGCCCACCTGAGTGACTTAGTTGACCCTGAGCAGAGTTTCCAAGGCGTCCGCCCCATGTGTACTTTCGCCCTGTGAAGAAGGACTTCAAAATGTTGTTCCTTCGGCTGAAGCCAAGTTGCTGGGCTTCTCTGTATACGTTCATCGGCATGGCTTGCATCCCTACCGTGCCCGGTGTCCCGTGCCTGAATGGGATGGTGATATACCGTTTTCCGTTCTTGCCCGTTTTTGCCTTCGGAGAACCCAAAAGCTGTGGTTTCATGTCCCTTGCTGGCTGACCTGTCTCGATAACCGCCGCATAGGGTGAAGTCGAGAAGACTTCTCCTGTTAAGTCTTCAGGGAACCGAAGCCCTTCCTGAATGCTTCGAACGTATTCACCTGAAACTGAATGCACCTGAAACGTTCCGCCACTATAGGACACTGTGGCACCAGACGCATAGGCAATCCAAGTTCTTTGCACCAAGTCTGTTGTAACAGCCCTTACCGCTTCTTTTGTATAGGTAAGGTTTCGCCCGTTTTTAGCATTGGATATTGCCCTTAAAACACCATCAAGATTCGGAAGGTCTGCGGCTAGTGTTAAAACGCTCATCGTTTATCTAACCCCCCAGCTCGATATCGAAGAGCCACTTTACGCGGCAAGTCCTGACCGTCTTGAAATCTTGGCGTTGGCAAACTTGTAAATACCGTGAATACAGGTCTGTGCGTGTACTGGACGGTATACTGTTCGCCATCGTTCGGTTGATTGACCCCTTGCCATACAACTTGAGCACCGTTCAGGGTGAAGTCGACATCCTTCGTATACAGGGTGATATCACCTGTTACAGGGTCGGACTTCCGAACGAGCCTTACTTCTACAATATCACTATTTAGAAGTGTGTCAGCGGGTCTTCCGTATATAGGAGTGTTTTTGATAAGGACTTCCGAAGTCTTATACTCATCGTCTGTTAGTGTGATAAGGTCGTTTTCCCCTATGCTGTAAATAAGGTTCTTACGACCCTTCGAAGTGCGATTTAGTAAACCTGTCGATGGGTTGACTTCGGGAACATAGTACCCGACTGTTAGCACGGCATCCCCTACTTGGAAAACGCCCGCCATTTCGTCAAATTCACGGCTGTTCGTGACACTCTGTAAGAGAACCACGTCTTCGATGGGGTCTGACAATGTGTATCCTTTTCCGTTGCATACTTTGCACTCATATAAAGGCTGACCGCTGTCAATATTGACACAGGAACAGGTGATGGACTCTTGCCATTTAACCGTTCTCCCCCTTCGAAGAAGGAGTTCTTCGTATTTTTGTGCGTTTATCTTTGGTTGTGCTGGCATGTCCTACACCTCCCTATAGTCCAGCGAATGTAATCCCGCGCTCTGTCGTCCTTGCGGCTCCCACTTTTGGGTCGAATAGGTCGGCTACGTCCTTCGTATACTGAGATACGAGTGAGCCGTATATCGAAGCGTCTCCTGATACACTCATGCTTGTGGATTCACTGAGCCCGTCGATGCCCGTCGAAGTACTGGATACCCCCTGAACGGCGGCGTTTGCGCTTATCTGGAGCACGTCGATGGACGCCTGTTTTGCCACAGCATTCCGAATGTCTTCGGGAATCTGGAACAATCCGTATCCAGCCGTATAATTCACATAGAGCATTTGCGGTAAATTACTGTTGATTTGCCCGGTTGCGAAGGGGTATCCGCTTTGGTTACTGCCCAGAAGGGCGAATAAAGTCGGGTCTCCCGCATACGGGACAATTTGGAGTTGCCCGGATTCTTTATAAAGCTTTATCCACTTCCGAACGTCGTTGCTTCTGTAGAAGTCTACAATCACCATTCCGTTTGGAAGTACCAGCTTCAAGCCTTCGAGAGACTGTACTTGACGCTCACGAAGTTGCATAAAGCCGTATTGGATGTACTCCCTTGCCACATAGTCATAAGCCGCTTCACCCCGTTCATAGTCAACGCCTTGAACAAGTCCTTGCTCATCTGGGTTACAAACGATGACCGTAGGCTTCAGGAACACTCCCAGCTTTCTTTCGATGTTTGTAATCGCTCCCTTTAAGAACTGAAGGATATCATCGTCCGTCATTGTACTGCCATCATCCTTCGCAAGAGGTAAGCCGAAGCACCATCTTGAGCGGATTTCCGAAGGAGTCGGAACGTTTGTATTGGCATTGACTGCCGATAGAACGCCGTCTGTCCCGCGGGTTTCCTGGTAGTATGGAGTGATTGCCATGGTATCACCTACATTCCGTAAGCGACGACGGTGACAACGCCATCAGCTTTAAAGTTATACGTAGCCACTGGAATCTGTCGCGTCGTATTGGCTGGAACCGGAATCGCTGTACCAATATGACCTTGGTCTGGGTAGTCGTTCAGCGTGATGTTTACTGTCGAAGCCGTCGCATTGGTGACTTCGATAAGCACATATTCACCGCGTTCACTTCCTACAGGTGTCAGCGTATTGGCTGGAACGCTATTGTACACTTGAACCTTTCGGAATCCTACTGCATATGCCATAGGTCTCTACCCCCTTATTTTTTAATGGATGGGCGCTTACGACTTGGCTTCGGTGCTGGAGCTTCTTCAGTTGATTCATCTTCCGAAGTCTGCTCATCTTCTGTCTCAGAATCTTCATCTTCCACTTCGGAAGGTGATTCTTCTGCTTCATTGGCTTCGAAGCCCGGTACAGTAAGCAATGCATCAAAAATTTCTTGCTCAACTTCGGCAAGCCCTTCGGCGTCGAAGGATACCTCTGTTGTATTCACAAACGTCTTCAGCGGGAATTCCCCGAATGTTTTACGAATGACTGGCATTTTTTGTCAGCTCCTTTGGTTTATTAAAAAACGGGGGCTAGAATAGCCCTAGCTCCCCGTTCTTAGGTTGTATGATTATCGAGCCACTGGCTTAACAGTACCGTAAGAAGTAGCACCATAAGATGGGTCAAACAGCTCACGATTAGAGTTGATGCCAAGTTTTCCGATATTCTTGAATACTACCACACGGCGTGGGTTGTAAACCTGTAGCATACCGTAAAGCAGAATCATGAAACGCTCAGAAGCCGAGATACGAGCAAGTGGCAATTTCATTAATGGAGCAAGCTGTTTGAAACGTAATACGTTCTCAGCGTCCATATCGATAAGGAATGCCATGTCAGTTCCCGGAATGTTGGCGTTTGTATCAGACAATACTTGAGTTGTGCCGCTTCCAGCATCCTTGACTTCGAAGGCGAATAGAGCCTTTGTAACGTCAGAAGAAGTTCCGCGGTACACTTTGTAAGAGTAAGCCGCTGGGTCAGAAGTTACGCGGTTGACAGTGATGTCAGCACGTTGTCCTGAAGTAGTTGTTACACTTGGAGACGCTACAGGAGCAGACTCACCAGCGCTGTTCTTCGCACTTACGAAGTAGAAGTATGTGCCAGCACCTAGTTTAGAAGTAGTATCAGCCACACCAGCAACAGGAGTCGCACCCAATGTTGGAATAGCTGGAGCACCCTTCTGAGAAGCCGCCTTCGGAGCACCTTGTGGCTTCAAGAAGATGTTGTTTTGGAAGTCGATGTCAGCCACGTTAGCTGAGTATCCGCGAACTGGTTGTCCAAGACGGATATCGCCCGGGTTACCGCTCATTAATACTCTTTGGCGTCCACCGTTACCAGTGATAAGCTTCGAGAAGTCTTTATGTGCTTGGTTGGTTAAGTGTAATTCAAGATTTCCGTTACCATAGTTATCAGCGATAACTGTAGCGGCATCTTCCAATGTGTTTTCATCTAATGGATTTCCACCCATGTCGATGATGTGCTGGGACTCATATGGCTTGCCGCCTACGAAGTTCTTTACTTGAGTGTAAAGACCGTCGAATGCTAATGGGTCAAGGCTTGAGTCAGCGAAGTAAAGAGCTCTTTCCAACTGTTGCAATAACCAAAGAGTTCCGTTCATGGACTCACGGGCTACGATGTCTCCTACAGTGTTGCGGACTAATGTAGCTGGATGAGTAACTACGCGAGTAGTTCCCAAGAACTTAACCATTTGGGATTGACGGATGTAGTTGGAATCCTCTTCATTTGGTAATCCACCTTCCATGAAGAATGGAGAACCGTCGCCGCCGTAGCTGTCAAGCACGTTGAATTCTTCAACAGTGTTGTAAGCTGGCTTCTTGTCCAACGCTTTCCAGAATTTAATATGCTTCTCTTGCGCTGTAACAATCTTAAGAGTTCCCTCTAATGACTGCGGGCGAAGAGCGGACATATCATTGTATTCACCATTGCCATATGCGGCACCGTCTTGTCCAGTACCCAAGGCTTTGTTTAACTCTTCAAGATTCTGGGCTGTATCTTGCCCGAAGCCATCTTGGAAGTCTTTTAGCAATTCGTTGTACATGTCCTGTACCCCCTTTTAAGTTTGTGCTGGTCTTACAGACCGATTTTATTCCTTAAGGCTTCTGGGAGACCTAACTGGTCTAGCGGTACGCCAGCTTCGAATCGAGAAACGACGGAACCAGTGATTTCCCCAGCATTAAACGATTTGACCAGTTCATCAGAAATCTGTGTTCTGCTCAAACGCTTCGGCTGTTTTCCACCGTCCAAGGACTTCGACAAAGTTTGTACCTCACGTTGATTGACAACGCCTTTACGCCCTACAGGTCGATTCATAAGCTCGCCCAAAGACTTGTTCAGCTCTTCGTTCTCAGAACGAAGGTCTGTAATCTCTGTTTGGAAGCTCTTCATCATTTCTCCCATAGTGGAGATAGCTTTAATCAAAGTGTTTTGTTGCTTCGTAACGCCCATCATGGACTTTTCGATGCCCTCTAAAGAGAACCCGATTTCATCTGAGATAGCCGTTAAGAAGTCGGACACTTCAAAAGCTTGCTTCTGACCGTGGTCAGTAGCTAAAGACTTCGATAACTTAGATTTGCCGCCCTTTTGGTCGTCTTCCTCTTCGTCTTCTTGGTCTTCGTCCTCTTGGTCTTCCTTTTCGTCCTCATCGTCGTCTTCGGAACCAGCATAATCGTTGTCAGTGTCACCTTCTGGGTCGGTGTCATCGTCACCATCATGGTCTGGGTCTTTATCATCCTCTTCGTCGATGGACTTGCTTAGGAATTCCTCTTCGTCGGCATCAGCTTCGTCTTCGAAGTCAATCGCCTTCTGGAGTTCTTCCAAGTCTGCGTCTAACAGACTAGCCAATTTGTTTTCGGCTTCCTTGCTCATATTTTCACCCCCAAAGTTAATAACCAAAGATTTTAGTAGAGTATGTTTGCTTGCTATATACGAAGCGAACTCGTCCGCTTCTTCATAATCCAGTCCCTTCGAAAGAGCTTCTGAGAATGCAAGAATCTCAGCGTCTTCCGCGCTGGTTACGAACTCATTACGAAAGCTCTTATTGATAAGCGCCTTCTTAACGAAGCTTCGGAAATGCTCTAGCCATTCATCTTGTGGGTCTTTTTTCTTCTTGGCACCTTCGAGAGATTGCGGCATTACTTCGGCTATCGCTCCAGTATCCATGGACTTGTCCACGGGTTCCTCCGTGTCAATCCACAGCTCATGGTCTTTCGCAAAGCTCTTCGCAAGCTCTGCCCATGTGGTTGTGTTCACGGGGTTCATGGTTAAAACGACATTCCGAAGAACGGATTTTACAATCTTACCAGCCTTGTTGCGTGCTTTTACACTGCCTTCGATAGACCATCCCATACGTCGCTTGGTATGCGACTTCTGAAGGTCGTTCATGGCTTCAATAGCCTGTGAAGTTAATCTTCGGTTGGCAAACAGCCGCCCTTTTACGAAGATACCGTTCACGGACTTCATCAAGGTTGGGTGCTCGAAGCGACCCACTTTTACCTCTAAAGGCTCGCCGATGAACTGCTCGGGATTCTTCCCATGTTCATACTTAATCCAGCCTTTTTCGAGGAAATAAGAGCAATCCATGCCTTCGGGTGTAATGGAATCATCTTCTTCATCCGTGTCATCCGAAGTCATAACGCCCTGAACGATGAAATCACCATTCTCGTCTACACTCACGGACTTCATAAGGTCGTGGTCTTCGATAGGCACGAAAACACTATAACTATCGTTTAATAGTTCTTGTCCCTTGTCCATTTGTCTCACCACCTTCCATCGGTAAATGCAAACAAGGACAGCCGTCAATACAGACACAATATGGGTAGGTTAGAGCTGGTGGAAACCTTGCCCAGAGATTATGTGTATTGAAGGCTGTCCTTGTAAATGGACTTCGTTGCCCTGTATTTTATGGTTAAGGTAGGCTCTGCCTACTATTTAAGGTACTATATGCAGTATATTCCAACGTTCCGAAGCCCGTCAACATATTTCTTCATCTTTGAACAAAATGTTGGGGCTTGTTCGACGGGGGAAGTTTGCTAACGTCTATCATGAGTGGGACACTTATTGTCGTTTTGCACGACGGGCATATGGCTGTAGCCGTGTCTCCATGAATCAGTATCATGCGACTTCGGACTTTTACGCCACCATCATTCGTTGTGTCGACTATGATACGATTGCAGTTAGGACAATTAAGCAAGTCTACTTCCCCCCTTTGATTATAACATCCATCTTCCGAAGATAGATATAAAAATATTAATCTATCTTATAGAGTTTTTTCATGTTCTCCATGTGGGTATTCGTATAGCCCACCTTCTTACATGATTGTATCAGATTTTCCCAGCAGTCGTGAACCATTTTATCACCTTCGGAATACCCCAACTTTTCTTCAGCCTGACTTCGGAAGGTCGTAAGATTATGGGCAAAATAGTTATAAGCAGAAGCGGCTTCGGCGGTGTTTTTTAGGGCACTGAAACTATCCTTATCGAACATTAGTTCTTTGTCATCCATATTATATACCCCCTATAGGTATTTTTTTAAAAAGAATTTTTTGAGAAATGCGATATTACGTACGAGTTCGTACGTAATTCTCGATGTCACAGCTATGTTGGTTTTAAAATTTGAAAAAAAGTTTTTTTATTTCAGAGGTGCAAAAAACTTTTTATAAAGTGACCCCCTATTTTTTCTTTCTGTCATCCCCAGTATTCAGTACGAACTCGTACGTAATATCGCATTTCTCGAAAATTTTTTCGAAGGGGAAGAGGTCTGACCTCTTCCTATCCTTCGAGTATCGAATCAATATACCCCCCACCTACAGCAGAACCACCAATTTCAGTGCTTTCTCTGCCGCGGCGACAGCTTTTTTTCCTTCGACGGCTTGACTTCCGCCTGTTGGCTTCTTGATGTCTGACATGTTCATGTTCTTCTTCGGCTTGGCTCCAGCACGGTTTTTCTTGCCCCTTGTGAAGGCTTTTTGACCGTATCCGAGTTCGCCTTGCGTGTCCCCGTACTTCTTGGACTTCTCTTTGTTCCGTGTAGCTTCGGTGACTTCTTTAATCGTGTTCATCTTCTTATCCTGAGCATCGAACATGAAGTCTTCCATCGTGCCCGGCATATGAAGGGATTCTACCCTTACACTGTTCGCACGTCCGACTTGCTCATGTGTTTTCGCAGAGTCTGAACGTCTTACGCGGGCAGTGAACTGTGCCATCTTCTGCGGGTTCCAGTCTTGGTCATAATGAATCATGTAATGAGCATTACCGAAGTCAACGCCTTCTTTACCCGCTGGGGACACTGTAGTCGCCCAAAGGTGCCCTTGGTTGTTGGCATAGTCTTTCTTGTTTCCGCGGAATCCTGTCTTCGTATCCTCACGGTCATCTGCGTCTCCCGTGAAGCGTCCCGCTCCGAATTTGTCTCCTACCTTGCCAGCCCATCTTTGAAGCTCTGGATGGTCATTCTGGAGCTCTCTGAGCACACCATCGACGATGTCTGTACCGAATGTGGTATAACCGCTCTTGACGACGACCTTCGGCATCAATTCGACTTTGCCTTCGGAACGGCGCTGTGCGTTTTCCTGAGCCAGTGAATCTAAGTAGCCGCTGATACGCTCCTTCAGGTACTGAGCCTTCGGATTGTTTTTGTGAAGCGGTGGAAGAAGCTTCGGTGAGCCGTCTTCGTTCTTCAGATAGCCGCCCTTCCCGTCGGACTCGTAATACAGCTTGTTTCCGTATCTATCAAGCTCATGTGGGATTGGGTCGCCCTTCTTATCAGAAGGTGCTTCGCTTTGTGCGTTGGTTTCATCGGATTCGATGGCATTTCCGCCGCCCGGTACATACATCTTGTGTGCCAGCGGTGCATTTAGGTACTTCTGAAGCTTCTGCATGGCAGTCAGGTAGTTTTGGCTTCCCTTCTTGCCTGTGTTGTCAATACCCGTCCGTACAGCTTGGCTAAGCTCTTTCAGCTTCGATTCTGGCAAGTACTTCTCCTGAAGCTGGTTATAGGTGTCATACATCTTACCGACGGTGCTGTTCTTATCGTACTTCGGTGTGAAGGTGTTGACCTTGTACTCGTTATCTGAGCCTTCGTCAACCGTCTGCTCTTTCTGGTCGAAGTCGACGACGCTGTGCTTCGTACCATAGTAGTCGGTCGTTTGATGGTCGCGGCTTCGGTTGACTAAGTTACCAACGAAGTCCTCACGCGGGTTCTCATTATCCGTAGCCGAGCCTGACAGATTTGGGAAGTGAATCTTCGAACCGTCGTTGTAGGTGACATCTTCGCCGCTTCGGAACTGAACGACGTTTGCCAGTGCATCCCCAAGCTTTTCGGCTGGTTGTCCCGGCTTGATACCGATAATCTTACCTTTACGGTCTTTCTGCATGAAGTTGTCGACGAATTCCTTTGCGTTCCCCAATTCATGACGTCCACCTGTTACGGTGTCAATCAGGCTGTGCATTTCGCGGGCATCGTTCTCCATTGGTGTACCAGACAGTCCCCAAACGTTCTTGAACTTGTCCGTGGTCTCCGATAAGGCTTTACCGCGCTGACCTGACTTGTTCTTGAAGGCGTGGATTTCATCAATGGCAATATTGTCATATACGCCGCTGTTGGCAAAGTGGTCACGGTTCTTCATAAAGGTATCATAGGATACGATATGGAAGTCGTGGTCTTCATCCGAATGGCTGTTGTTCTTCTTGAAGCTCTTGAAGTCAACGGCTTCGTGCTCCAT